CGATTGATGGCTTGTTTGCCACAATTGACCTAACTAGCGCGTCTGACTCCAACTGTCGTGCAGTAATGCGATCAGTTCTTGATCCCGCTTGGTTCGGTTGGTTGTATTCAACTGCATCCCCCCGATTCAAGCTTCCGGAGGCATTTGTAGACCGAAACCCTGAGTACCCGAAAGGGTATATCCGTTACGAGATGATGTCATCTATGGGTTGTGGATTTACTTTCGAGCTTGAAACTGCCCTGTTTTTGGCAATTGCTCGAAGCGTTGTCCCCGCGCAGTTTGATGTGTCATCTCACGGCCATGTTGTAGAACGTTGGCCGCATGTAGGTGTATATGGGGACGACATTGTTGTCCCTACTGCCTACGCGGATGCGGTAATCGAGAAGTTAACTCTTTTCGGTTTCCGTGTTAACGAGTCGAAGTCTTTTACTTCAAAAAGTGATCCTTTCCGTGAAAGTTGCGGCGGTGATTATTTCCGAGGAGTGCCAGTTCGCCCTCTATATGTTTCTAAAAGGCTCGATAATGGCTTTCAAGTTGTTAATTTGCTCAACAGATTCACCGAACAAGCTCTGCTGGATCCTCCGGGTGCTGTTGGCCATTCTTATGGCTACCTTCACCCTCGGTTCAGGGGAGTTTATTCGCATCTTTCTGGATATATACCAGAAGTTGTGAAAAAGTTGATTTTGACGCCCCCATACGTCCCTTTCGGGCTATGGGATTGCGCCTTTGGCAACGCAACTTGGGAATCACCAAAAGGCCAACCTGATCGTTATCGGGTCTTTGTTCCAGAAGCGACTAATGTCGATCTGGAGCAGAGTGTCCTTCTCTACGGGGATGGATTATGGCCCTTGCCGGGTAATGGAAACAACCTACTTGCGGCTAGACTTTCTGATCTAAACAGCATCAGTGATCCTGATCGAGTCAGTGGGTATGGTCGCCCCGTCAAAGTAGGAAAGGGGCAATGGACGATCAAGAGAGGGGAAATATCCCGGACAAAGCCGGGTCTCTCTTACGCTTCGTATCGTTCACAGTGGC